TTACAATATCATCGTGTGCTTTCATTAGGTTTCTAAATCTATCATTCATACTCATATCCCTCTAATTTATTGCCTATTACTTTAACTTTCCCATTGTTCAATACAAATGCTAAATCAAAATCTAACACCACATCATGTTGTGTTGTGTCCTGCTGGTTAATTGCCTTACATCTCCATTGGTATTTATCCACGCTGTAATATACTTCCCCTACTATTGGTGTATCTTGTATTGATTTACAATCAAACTCTATATGGTCCTTTTCGTATATTCTTTTTCCTAGCGTATCTTTTGCTTCGCTTCCTCTGCATAGTGTTCCGTCCTCAATCGGTACCCATGCATACGTATCATTTTCTACTGCTAATAGTCTTATTTGTGAGTAGCTTTGTTTTATCTCATCACTACTAACCCATTCTGACCTGTTTAAATTCTTTCTTAGGCCTTTATATACTAATGGCTTCATGCTACCTCCTCACATATGGCATTAATCCCACGTTTCTTTAGGAGTTCATGTATCATCAGTCTGCCTTTTTGTGTCCATCGTGTTGATACTTTGCACTCTAATCTCCCATCAGTAGTCATATATGTATGTGTCTTAGTCTTTGTGTACCCCTTATGCATTAAATCACTGTACAGAATCCATTGCCCATTTACGCTACGTTGAATGTGTGCTTCATGGAGTATCTTGTTTAATGCAATCGCACTTAATCCATAGTCATAGGCAATCTGTGTTACAGTCATTGCATTTTGTGAGCTTAGAATTTTATCTACGTAGTCAACCTTTGGCTCATATTCCGCTATTTGTTGTTTCTGTTGCTCAATAATTGCCTTTGATTGGTTATGTGCTTCTACTTCATCTGCATACAATCTCAATGCTTCTGGCAGTGTCTTTGGAATATGTAGATCATAGCTTCCTGTTTTTCTAATTTGTGGAAGTACTTCGCTAGTTACCCAGCGTTTAAATTTCTTCGCACTTGGCATCTTTGATTTCAATATCAAGGAATATAGCCCAGACTCATTGATTAAATATGTTTCCCTCTTTTGGCCTGTGTCGGCAATTTGCCAACGCAGCTTATCTTCTTCATCAATATGTTTTCTGATTGCATCTGCAGTATCTTTATATCCAAGTGCAGTTGCTACGCTCTTGGCCACAAAGTACACTTCATTTTCAATAATGATAGTTCTTAGTTCCCCAAACTCATTACTGTTAAATAGTGTTGTTACATGGTTCATAACTTCGCCCCCTAGTTTTAGGTAAGGGCGGATATACCGCCCACCTATTTTATTTACTTACCGCATCAAGTCTTGCTGTTAATTCTGCAATTTGTGCTTTCATAGCTTCAATTTCTCCATCACGTTTAGCTTGTGGTTCATATTCACTATGTTTACCAAATTTGAAAGATGCGCTTACGTTGTACATGTTTTCACTGCCAAATGTACCTGCAATACCAAGTAATACTTTTTCATTTGGTCTGTAGTATGCACCTAATGCCACTGCATTGGCATTTTTATAGTGGCCATATGCTACAGATGTGCTAAATTTATCATCTTTGTTAAATTCCATTGGATGTAGTCCAGCCAATGCAGCCGCACTTGCACCAACTTTATTAATTCGTCTGTCTAATTGCTTAATGTCTGATTTTAAATTTGTTAATGTGTTGCTTGCTTGATGTTCTAGCTTATCAATGCGCTCTTCATGATTTTTCAATACACGATCATTAGCCTTGATAGCATTTTTATTATTTGCAATGTCCGCATCATGTTGTGCAATACGTTGTGTGTTATTTTTGATTGCATCCTTATGATTTGCTAGTGTGTTATGTACTGCAGTATTGAATTGTTGTTGTGCATCTAGTGCTTTATCAATATCTTCACCCATTGTATTAATGGCATCATATGCAGCATGTAGCTGTGAACCATTTACTGCATCAGTAGAAGATGCATCTACTCTGCCTGCAGCAACATTCTGTACTTGGCGAACATAGTTTTTTACTCCGCCAAAGCCTGCACGTTGTTTACTTCCTACACTTACTACCGATGTTGCATCTGTACCAGCAAATACATAGGTTGTATTGTTTACCATTGCTTGTAGTTGATTAACTGCATTGTCTGTTACACTATTCGTTCCTAGTGCAACACTATTTGGCTTATCCGCCACAATATTATTACCAATGCCTACCGCATCAATTGCAGTAACCTTTGTATGTGTCCCAATGGCCATGGAGCCCTGCCCTGCAGTTTCAGAATTTGCACCAATGATCGTTTGTTCTTTGCTTGTATCCGTTACATTGTTATAGCCTACTACTGTGCTTTGTCCCCCAGTAATATTTTTATTATTTGCTCCAATTACTACTGTATTCTCACCAGTTACAGTATTTGTGCGTCCAATTGCTACTGAACTTTCACCACTTACATATGCGCCATTGCCAATTGCAATAGTGTCATATGCTGACGTTCTTGCTTGGCTACCAATTGCATATGTGTATTCAGTCAATGCTTCTGCATGACTGCCAAATGCAAATGTATTTCTTCCTTCTGCTTTTGAATTATTGCCCCCAGCAAATGAATTTGTCCCATTTACTGTGTTGTTTTCACCAAATGCAATTGCATTGTTAGAATTTACAGTGTTTTTATATCCAAATACTGCAGCACTATTTGCTGTTGCCACATTATCTGTACCACCTACAAAATTATTTGTTCCATTTGCATATGCACCATTAACTACTGCGCTTAATACCATTACTGCTAACATTACTTTTTTCATTGTTTTCTACCTCGTTTTGTTTTAATTCCTAATTTTTTACAAATATTTCTAATTAAGCTTTGACTTACTTCTAATTCTTCTGCTATTTTTCTTTGGCTTAGTCCTCTGTCAATCAATGGCTGTAACACATCTGCATTTATTTGTTCCTTTAATCCCAATACTTTTAATGCATTTCGTTTATCCATTGCTCCGTATACCACCGCACCTAGTGCCAGCCAATTTATGCAATTCATCGGTACACCTGCCATGCTTGTGCTTTGCATGTCGTTCCCTCCTATTTTGCATAAACCTTTGTAGGACTATATGCAGGGCAATCTTCACATTCTTCTTTTTTCAGCCAATGTAAAGTGCCTGCTGTTTTGCCTTTGAATACTTTAATTGATGTTTTCCCTTTGGGACATGATGCTTTTACCCATAGCGCACCGCTTTTTGCTGGCCCAAATGAGTGGCTACATATCTTTCTTGGTCTACCTCTTCGCATTTATTCCCTCCTAGAATGGGATAGGTTCATCATCGTCTACAAACCCATTTTCAAAATTGCTTGGTGTGCTTTCATTCTCTTTCAAACCATATGTAAGGACTTTGGCCACAATCTCTGTAATGTATCTTTTCCCTCCGTCTTTTTCATATGATCTAGTTCTTAGTTCACCATTTACTGATACAAAATCACCTTTCTTTAATCCACTGTATTTTTCTGCATCAACCCAGCATACAATGTTGTGATATTGTGTACTCTGTTGCTCATTCACATATTTATTTGTTGCCATTCTAAATGTAAGTACTGGCTTTCCTGTTTTTGTGTAACGTAGTTCTGCATCTGCTACTACGTTACCGCTTAAAAATACTTCATTTACGTTTATCATTTATTTCTTCCTCCCATTTCTCACATTCTTTACTAATTACGCATAACGACATTATTGCTACTCCTAGCATTGCCCCTATCACAATTCCTATCCCTAGTAGTTCCATGTTTTACCTCCTCAATTCTTATCAATCTATAAAATCTGTAAGGATAACCTTCATCAGATACAGACTCAACTACACTATCTGTTTCCACGTAATAGCCTTTTGACGGTTGGATGTAATCTCTCCATTCGCTAGGCTTCAATATTTCTGTTTTTACTTTTGGTTTTTCTAAATTCTTACTACTATTCCACCTGCGCTTAAATGCATCTTCTTTATCTGAATAGCATGCACTTCTTTTTTCTTTTACAAAGTAGCTCGCTAATCTCACTGCATCTTCTGCTCTTCCTTGATATAACATCAACTTATGCATGCCATGTGGCCAAAGTTCATTCAATTCATCTGAATATAGTTCTGCATTATTAATGATCATGTGGAAATGTATTCTTGTTTTCCCCTCCGCTATGTAAATGTATTTCAATTCTTTATCCAGTTTTTTATATCTACGTTTAAGCCGTCTTATAAAATTCTGAATATCTTTCTTTGCATCGTCCCATGTTGCAGGCTGTTCTTTATATGTGAGTGTGATGTAACAATCATTTGTAGTGAAGTTATTATCAATCAACATACGCAGCAT